TTGCTTTTAATGACATAATATTTATATATTATCTTATTAAGAGTTTATTTAGCCACGGAGGGACATACCGTTTTTATTGCCACGGAGGGTCACACCGTTTTCTTTTAACCACGGAGGTTTATACCGTTTTTTCTTTTCATATTACAATATATTAGTTTATATTTGTACATTTATTTTTTGTTCTCTTTTAAGTTCGATTTATAATATATCTAGTCAATTTGTCTGTGTCAGTTTTTCGTATAACAATCCTGCTGATAGCTTGGCGCGGGTTAAATAACGGACTTTTTAACCTCTAGCGAGCAATAGAAGGAAATCGCAAACGAGTCAAGTTATACTTTAAACTTAAATGTTTCATCCCGTTGAGGGCGACGAGTCCCGATCTCGTTTGAAAAATAGGGCTTTGATATCGGTCTTTTTAGATCACAGGGTTGCGCCTACATATAAGAGCTAGTTTCACTAAATTTTTCCATGGCTAACGATAATACAACACAACAGTGGGAGTCTGTTTCTCTTCCCGTCTCTTTCAGTGACGTACACCTGGATTGCAAGGATAATAGAAAACGATGTAAGAGAGAGAAGGATGATAAAATAGTTAGAGAGAAGTATCTCCTTATAAGGAATACCTTGAAGGAGGTTGTTAATTTTCCCAAGAATAAAAAGAGGTATCCACATATGTCTTTTTATTCTTTTAGTAATTTTAAAGTTTTTTCAGATAGAAGTTATGAAGAAACTTTACGAATCTTTTATAAAGAAAAATTTGTTAATAATTTACAGTTTGATGCCCAGACTTTCTTTGGGATATTTGACGTTTTAGTAGATAGGGTTCATAAAATTGATACTGTCTTAGATAAAATAGACAGTACCACTGATTTGGTTAACTCTATACTTCCAGATGTTTTATCAGTTATTGGTTATTTAAAAGAAGCAAGCGCCAATAAAACTCAAATCAAGATTGATTTGGGATTGGACGTCTTATCTTTGATTGTAGGATTGAATAATATTAGTGCTGATTCAAATTACTTGCTATTGTTAAGTAATCTAATATTGTTGATTGTAGGTTTTGTAAAGTTTTTGAAGAATATTTTGTTGCTTTATACAAATATTCCTGACGTTGAAGAAGAAGAAGTTTTTATGGACGCTCAATCTTTGAGCGGCTTAGAAGCTATAGTAGGTGTTAGTTTAATAGAATGTTTGATTCCAAAACATTTTAGATGGATATTTTCTTCAATGCCTTTGTACACTAAAACAAAGGTATTAGATGAACCCAATTTTCTTCATGAGTTATTCGCGTGGCTTATTGAGATTCCGTCGAAAGTTGCAGTCAAGCTAGGTCTTCCCCAGCCGTTATTAGATGTCATTAAAGGCATTACGGATCAGATCCCTTTTAGCAGAGCAAAGTATTTTTCAAGCAAGATGTCTCTTCTCATAGAACAACACGTTAAACAATATAATGTGATAAATAATGAGGAATTTCAGTCACAGGTTGAATCACTGAATGCTGAATACGTCGATTGGTCTAATAAAAGTAGTTTGAATTTTTCAGGTGTTCCTCACACTTTGTCTGCAATTTACAATAAGTTTAGAGAATTGTGTAATAAGGTTGCGCATCACAAGGCGTTAGTTAGACAGGAACCTTATTTCATGGTTTTTTATGGACCTAAAGGAACAGGCAAAACTACTTTCATGATGGAATTGGTAGAATCACTTAAAGTTAACAATTCTGTTTATGTTCATAGTAGTCCATCGGTAGAAAAAGACTTTTATGACATGTATGAGTCAGAAGATGTTATGGTAATAGACGACATAGGGCAGAAGGGTATTTTTCAGTGGGCTAATATAATAAATTTTGTTTCTACGACACAGTGTCCTTTAGACTGCGCTGCAGTGGATAAAAAGGATGTCAAGCGTATGACAAGTAAGGTTATTTTGGCTACAACGAACAATATCAATTTAGTTTTAACTAGGAGTGATCCCATTCAAGATATTGAAGCTTTGTATAGAAGGTGCAATGTTCTTGATTTTTCTGATGTTTCTTTTGTAGATGGGGTTTATTTGGGAAGAGCTAGATTGTTAAAGCGAAATCCTAGAAGACTTGAATGGGATATTGTTAAAGTTTTGAATTTTTCAGATCATAATATTCTTGATAGTGTTGCTGACATTATAGTTAAGGGAGTTCAAGATAGAAAAGATTACAAGAATAATATTGGTAAGAAGACTATTTATATTCCTAAACTAAGTTCTCAAAGCTTTGAACCAAGTTCTTTGTTTATGACAACGATTTTGACTTTCGTTGTTGGTTTATGGGTTAAAATTTTATATAGTAAATTTAATTCCCGTAAAGAAGAAGAAAGTAAGAGTAATTCTTCTATTAAGAAGAAATACTATCAAAGCGTTAAAGTCGAAAAGAAGAATATACGTGATTTCTTGCCTCAATATCAGAAAGATTTGTTTATTGAGAAGAATGAGGGAACTCCTATAGTTAAACGTATGAGTTCTAATGTGTGTGTTTGTCGTATTTTAGATACTGATAATAATAGTCTACCTGTAGTTAGTACTTGTATCGTTTCCGGCAATGTAATTACTTCTGTAAGACATTGTTTAAAGTTACCAGTAGTTGGTAAGAAATATTGGCTAAAGGTGTATAATGGTCCTTCATCACTAGTTTACGATAGTATAAGTTGCGAAATTATATATCTTTCAGATATAGACGATGTTATAATCTTTAGAATAGATGATGTTGTTCCAAAGATTTTTAAGAGTCTGCCTGTGATAAAGCAAGGATTCAACACCGATTTGTATTTGTTGCCTCCACAAGCTAGTTTTAAAATAGATAGTTTAGTTGAATTAGATTGTAGAAGAACATATAAGAAGTATGATTATAGTAATTTCATTGAGGAAACAGATATTGCTTATTTTTTTCAAGGAGATGGTTTTTGTGGTAGTCCATTAGTTAATGGAGAGGGACTGATTTTAGGTCATCATATTGCAGGTGATAAAGATGCAGGAGTTGGTACTTCGAAGATATGGTCGAATGCTACTTTAGATTTTTTGCACAACTGTGTTTCAAACACAACTCATTTTGAGGCTATTTCAAAATCTGATGGAAATTATGTTAAAGTATTAATTCCAGAAAAAGGTACGTTGGTCAAGAAGAGTAACATAGTTAAATCACCTATTTACGGTGTTTTTCCAGACGAGAGACAACCCGCTAATTTACGTGTTTTTGGTAATGAAACTACATTCAAACAAGCTTCTAAAGCTTTTGAGGACACCAGTTTTGTTAATCAAGATAGTTTTTCTTGGGCTACCAATATAATGTCGGATTTAATACCTTTTTATGAAGTTCAGACTAGGAAACAGTTGTTTCAAGGTAGACAATATAACAATTTTATAGATGTTTCAGGTTCGGCAGGTCATGGATTTAAAGGTAATAAATCAGAACACTTGTTCAAGGAATCAATGGTTTTCTCTCAAGAATTGATAGATAGATTAGATAAGATATCTTTAGACGCTAACAGAAAATGGTATGATTTTCAGGATGTTTCCGAAGACAAGTTAAAGGTTGAGTTGCGGGATAAAGAAAAAGTCGATAATCCTAGGGTTTTCACTGCTGCTCCTGTTTCTTTATATGTTTTGGATAAGTTTTTCTTTGGAAACTTAGTTGAATCTATTCATGATGATTTTAGTTTTTTGGGTCCTAAAAATAAGTACTTGACTGGTGTTATGGTTGGGTTGAATCCGTTTTCTTCAGATTGGGAGAATATGTATAATTATTTGACCGAAGTAGGAAACCAAGGTTTTGATGGCGATGTATCCAAATGGGATAAGAAAATGCTTCCTCAATTTCAACGAACTCTTAATGATATAATTAGTAGCAAATGTACGTCAAAAAACACGAATGACGTTCTTCCCAATTTGACAGATAGTGGTATGAAGTTTCTGATTAGACAATGTTTAGAAACTTTACCATCGTCTGTTAGATTGATTGGCAATGAGGGTTTTTTGACTACTCATTCTTTGCCATCAGGAAGATTTTTAACTGCCGATTATAATTCACTCATGAACAAATTTTATAATTTATACATATATTGTGAATTGTTTAAGCAGAAATTTGGTACTATGCCGACCTTTCAGGACTATTCTCGTGATATTAGAATAGTCATTTATGGAGATGATCATATTGTAGGATGTCGAAGAGAAGTTTTATCTTGGTTTAATGCCTTTTCTTACAAAGAGCAAATGTTAAAAATGGGTATGGATTATACACCTGCAGATAAAGGAGAATGGGTTTCTCCTTATAAAAATTTATTAGAAACTCAGTTTTTAAAGAGGAAGTTTGCTTTTCATTCACTTTTGAATAAAATGGTTGCGCCTTTGGACAAATTAACAATGTTTTCTACTTTAAATTATGTGTCAGATCAGTTTAGATCTGACGAGTTAATTAAAGAGAAACTTTGGAATTTTCAGAGAGAGGCTTTTCTTCATCCAGAGTATGAATCTTTGATGATTTATGTTAGGGATTATATCAAGGAAAAGAATTTTGATTCTTTTTCTTTTTTGTCGGAAAGAGAACTTTGTGAAATTTATAATAGGGGTGACTATGGTAATACCATTGTGTTTTCATAATTTACTGCGGAGTTTGTAATTTCTCCTAAATAAAATTTCCCTCATAGCAAGAGGTCAAATTGGAGTTTGTAGTTTCTCCTAAATAAAATTTCCCTCAAGGTAAGAGGTCAAATCTGTTTCGCAACGATGAGTTGCTTGATCTTTTATGAGTTATAAAATTCCTATTGCAATAGTAGGAGTTGCTACGAAAGGTCATGGTAAAGAGCGAACCTCTTTTTAATATTGCGAAGCTAATATAGTGGTTGCTTCTTATATTTAGCTTATTTAGAGCAACAAATCCGTTACCAAATCAAATTAAAGATAATATCTTTTTAGCCAAAGACGACTTTGGCGTTAATATAACTACTAGACCAGTTTCTAGTAGACCTCATCGTATGCATGCTTTTAAATTAGAAAAGGATTCAGCATTCATAAAAGAAGGAGATTGGGACCTTTCCAAGATGGTTCAAAAACCCGCGTTTATTTCAAATGTTATTTGGGATGTTTCTAACGTGTCGCATGCCGTTTTGTATGCTTTGGATGTTCCCAAAGCCGCTCTTGTTTCCACATTTCAACTTTCTACAATCGATAATTTTTTATATTGGAGAGGAGAGGTAGAGCTCCACATTCAAGTTCTTGGAACCCCTTTTCACACTGGGTGTCTTATGGCTACTTTTCTACCATTGGTCGATGATACCCTTCAGGCTTTGGATGAGATTGCG